CGTCAGGGTTTCACAACGGAGCTGGAAAGATCCGTATTGATCGTAACCTTCGGCGGAACCGGGAACGTCGGAGCGACGGCGATATTGCGCGCCACCGTGATGCCGCGACCATTGTCGAGGATGCCGACGCCATAACGCTCCTTGCACTTGAGGAGACGCAGATCGCGCTCAGGATCCTGCCAGTTGTCCGTCGTAAGGGCTTCCTTCTCGGCGATAACACCGACATTGGAGCGGTCGATGCAGTACATGTCGAACTTCTTGTTCTGCTTGTCAAACTTAACGAACGGGCTGAAGTTGACCTGAATTGGCATCGGGAGACGGCCCTGGACCTGCTCCGGACGCATGATGAATTTCTGCGGGCCTTCCTCAGAAGCGAGACCGGCGAAACCAGCCGTGCCCTGCGTAGCGCCCCAGGGGTGAACCTGGCTGCCACCGAACGCGCCATACGTAAGGCCGTTGCCGATCATTGAGTTACGAGCAAAGATAACCCACGTGAGCGGATGCATAATGATATCCGTCGGCGTCTGGTCATTACTCATGAGAGCGAGGACGAGATCGAGGAAATCCTCGACGGAGAGCGTATCATTGAAATTGCCCTGCTCGTCACGGCCCGTCGTGCCAGCTGCCTCGATCTGCTGGCGCGTATCGTTATCAAAAACGATCGTGCCATGCGTCGAGAAAGCGTTGAAGCACCACTTTTCTTTAAAACGGGCCATTGCCTGACCCATCTTGCGAACGTTGATTCCGTAGATATCCCAGGAGCTGTCGGAGATCGCTTCTTCCGTAATCTTGACCTTCATGCCGATCTTCTTAACACGAATCTCGAGCTGACCGCTCTCAACGGTGTTGAAATCAACGTAATCCTCGTTGTAACGACCGCCCTCGGTGACTTCCGAAGCATGGAGCTCACCGACGACCGGGATTACGTACGTGACAGACGAACCACCGTCGACATGGACGATATTCATGAAGCGCGTAGCCAGATACTCAGGCTCAGCAGCTTCGCGGAGCTGTCCCTCGATAACCTTCGGGATCAGATTAATAACATCCGTAGAAGTGAGGCCCTCCTGAACCGTCATGCGACCCTTGTTGTAGTCACCATGAAGGTTACGGACCATCTTCTCCATCATATCAAAAGTCTTCGGCGCGACTGCCGGAGCTTCCTTCGTTTTGCCTTCCTGGAAATCCTTCTGCTGCTTAAGAGCTGCCTCGCGAAGCTTCGCGATGTTCTGCAGGGATTCCGTAAAACTGATAGACATTTAAGCATGTCCTCCCTTGTGTAGATTTAAAATATATCGAAAGGGGGAGGGGAATCTCCCCGGCAGAAATTACTTCGTGAGAAGAACCTTGACGCTGCCAACGATGCCGTCCCAGTCCATAAACGTCGGGACGCCGCTCTTGCCGCGCTTCGAATAACGAAGAACGACATCGAGGCTCTTTGCCTTGAGAAGCGTATCGGCCTTGGCCTTATCTGCTACCGTAATCGCGATGATGCCCTGTTCCGGAGAAGCATAGGAAACCTTGAAAGCGCCATCGTTGAGAAGAGCATCCTTCACGCACGGCGTAAATGCGGTGCCGCCAATCGAGATCTGGAGATCCTCGACGTTGACATCGAGATTACGGAAGAACATGTCGACGTAATCCTTGCCGCCTGCATAATGGATCGTACCAGCCTTGAAATCAGGCTTCTGCTCCTTAACAGCGTTATAGCCATCCGTAAGGCCCGGGATACCGAGATCATTGTACTGGAACTCGGCGTTCATACGCGGATCATACGTATCGAGACGAGCCGTAGAAGCGAGCATATGAAGATCATGATTCAGATAGTTCTTATCATACGGATAACCAGGATACTTGCCGTCCGAGTTGAACGGAGACGTATTGACGGCATCCTCGCCATGACGATTCGTCTTAGCGTAGACAGCCGGATTGAATTCGTCGCTCTTAAGACGATCCTCGAGGGCCCAGGTAGCCCACGTAGCAGCACCTTCCGGAACGAGCTCGTGGTTAACCGAATAGACCTGACCGACGACCTGCTGACGCTCAAGTTCATACTCGGCGAGGCTCATCGTAGCGACAATCTTCGGGAACGAAAGAGGAGAAAGCGTAAAACGGCCGTTCTCATCAGACTTCACGAGAGCACCCGGGAAGATGGCGCCATATGCGCTGCCCCACGGATTCTGCTCTGCCTTATCCTTGTAAGCGAACCAGGGGAGCTCTACCATAGCGTCCGTGAGGACGG